CCTTTAACCGCATCTATACCTTTTTCAACTTTATTTTCATCCCACTTAAAAGGACCCCAACTGTCTTCAGTCTCTTCTCCACCAATTGAGGCAAAAGCTTTACTTACAAATGCTAACGTATCTGCCACCGCCACTTGTAAATAACCACCTGTTGCAAAAGACTCTGCTGTTAAACCGTAATTATTTCGTAGATCTAAAAATGCTTTTAAACCTCCTGTTATATCAGCAAGAGCTTTACCTGATCCCTTAACTGCGTCTATACCTTTTTCAACTTTATTTTCATCCCACTTAAAAGGACCCCAACCATCTTCAGTCTCCATACCTCCAATTGAAGCAAAAGCTTTACTTAAGAATCCTAATGTATCTGTTATGGCTACATTAAGGAATCCGCCTGGTTGAAATGCCTTTTCATCTAGCCCATAGCTTTTCTTAAGATCTAAGAAAGCAGCCAATCCTTTTGTAATTTCTGAAAGGGCTTTACCAGAATCCATAACAGATTCAATACCTCTTTCGGTAGCATTAGGACTAAATGTATTTCCAAATACTGCTCCAAACAATCCACCTGGGCTTGCAGGTTCTCCACCAGCCTGAGCAAATGCACCACTAACAGACCCTAATGCAATAGCAAGTTCTTTAGAATCTTCTGCTGTAAATCCTATAGCCTTAAATGCAGCAAGACCTTTTGACAATTCTTGTAATGCCACACCAGCAACACCGTACATTGCAGCGGCAGCAATACCACCACCGCTTTGTAAAACTCTCCCAAACATATTTCCTATGTTACTAAAGAATCCTTCATCAGGCTTCGCGCCAGAAAATGCCATTGCAACAGCACCTAATGTCCATGTTAAATTTTCGGCATCTTTTTTCTTATAATTTAATTTCTTCATGGCATCCAAACCAGGTGCCAATAATAAAAGAGCCCCACCTGCGGCTGCATATAATGCCGGTCCTAATAATGCAGCCCCCATCGATGCAGTTACTGCCAGGCCTGCTAATGCCATAATTCCACCAACAGCTACCAAGATGGCACTCTGTATTCCAACATCTTTCCATTTCATTCCTCTAGTAGCTTCTGCAAAGGGAGTATATCCCATAGTGAATACTAATAATCCTAAACCATTTACCGCCAATGCAAGAGCACCTAATAAAATATTCTGCGGTCCAAATTTACCTACTATTGCCGTGGCCACACCTATTGCTAGAATTGTAGCACCTTGGATTAGAACATCCATAAGTGTAAACTTTTTCGTTACTTTACTATATACTACTAAACCTAACGAAAATGGCAATAGGGCAATACCTAAAAGAGCGAGGCTAAGAGAACCTTTCCTAATTCTTCTAGACATTCTTTTACCACCAAGTAAGGCTATAGCCCCACCTATTAAAACTATTGATGCAACCATTCCTACTAAAAGAATTGGCGCCATTAAAATAAGCATAGTAGATAAAGCAAAGAGCCCTAAGCCTATCCCAAATGATTTTATGGCATCACCCATCCTATCAAGTGACCTAGCACCTTTATTGATAGGCTTACTTAATGCCCCTAATAAAGCCATAGCACCACCCATCACTACGATTGATGCTAACAAGAACGGTATAGCTATCATACCAGGTATTAATAAAATTGCTGATAATGCTAATGCTTTAGAAAATTTAAGAATTGCACCACCCATAAGATCAAGGTTATCTATTCCTTTTCTAACGTCTTTTGGATTTTGGTTTGCTAATGTTTCAAAGGTTTTAGTTACAAAGTCTGTAAATTTAGTAACCGCTTTCTTAGGTACTAAACTCCACAGTAACATTCCTGTTGCGGTTTTCTTAGCACCTACACCCAAAAGATCTAATGTTGACCCAGCACCTGCAACCTGTTTCTTCTCTTTACCACCTCTGGAAAAAATACCTGCCATTGGGCTCCTTGAGGTATTTGCTTCAATAGCAGTTAACAAAGCAGTTTGTGCTTGAAGTTGGCCCATGATAGCAGCATCTAATCCACCGCCACCGCCACCGCCAGTGGAAACTGCAATAAGAGCATCTAATTTTTCGTTAGTCTCTGTTGCAGCGGCCTCTATCTTAGATAAAGGATCCATTAAATCTTTAAGTGTTACAGCAGCCATTCGATATATTTATTTAAAACTTAGGCATACTTATCTTTGGCATAGATGGAGTTTTAAATGAACTCATCTGTTTAGTCATAGACTTCTGCATGCTGTCCGTATTATATTTATCCGAATGCGATTGAGTATTCTGTTTATCCTCATCGTTACGATCCTTAAGAATCTCATTAAACATTTCTAAAGTAAATTCATATTCATAGAACGGAAGCAAATCCAACTCAGATGGTTGGAGATGCAACTTTTCTAATAATAGAACTCGGACTTTATAAAAGTTCAGAAGAGATATCTTGAATAATAAAGAGAGCTTTGATCCCGCCGGGAAACGTGAGCGGAACGGCGACCTCCGCACCGCACCCTTCGCATGGATAGATAAACTCAGGTTTAACTCCAATTTTCGCTTTCTCTACTAATCTATAGATAATTGAATATTTGCTAGCATCCCAGCCTTGAAAGCTAGTAATGGCAGAAAAGATTTCCTTATCATTAAATCCCCTCCATTCTCTTTGTATATAAGGTAGAATAGCAAGGGATGATTTATCCCAAGGCAAATTCTGTTCTTCTCGTTTTCGTATCCAATCAGTAATGGCTCTCATAACACCAATTGTCGGTGGTGCTATTGTTAATTCACCATGATTTTTAGTTGGAACCGTAAAACATTTATTTTGATGATCATAATACTTTTCTAATAAATCATCAGCTTCATTAAATTGAAGATTATTAGTTCTAAGCTCAACCGACTCTTGTGATTTACAAGTACCTGATGAACATTTCTTTTTTCCAACCGGCATCATGAGTTTGTTTTCACCATCTTTAAATGTTAGCTCTCTAATAGATAAGACTAGATATATTCTATCCTCCTCTAAAACATCTCTATAAGATCCTCTTTGGTTACCATACATAATTTTTGTACAGTTCACCAGAAGGGAGTTTAGCTTTTCATCAACATCTAAAATGTTTTCTTCATCTAAAGTAGAGAATTCTCTAATCTCACCAACCCTTGCGGCTCTGATATGAATTTCAAAATCTTCTCTATAAAACTGACCACCTGATGGGAATACAGATAAATCTAATTTGTGATACCCAGTTAATGATTGTATTCTTTGTATTTCTGGATCATCTACTGATGTTACACCAGAACCTCTACTGGTATCTACTGTACCTAAGTCTGTAATCTTACCTTCCTTGTTTGTTTTTACTTCAGATGGCGTATCTACAATACCTTCAGATTCAGCAAACTCTTTTTGAATATTTTCGTTGTGCTCTTTTGACATAATTATAATTACTTAATTTTTATTAATTGTTTTTCAGGGGATGTCTCGTCTACAATATGCTCAACTATTAATTGTCTAACATACCTAGATACTGGCATCGGCTTTGATTTATTTTCCATTGATTTTTCGATAATAATTGCATTTAAATTATCTTCATCTTCTGGGGTTAAGAGAACTTGTAATTTTTTTGTAAGTTTCTTTTTTTGTGGAATCATTTCTTGTACGCTTTCATTATATCCATATTTAGAATTATCGGCTTTGTATTCTTTTATCCAAAATTCTAGCCGTTCCATCATATAGCTTAATGATTCATCAGATTCAAATTCTTCAAGAGTAGTCTTTTTAAAAGATCTTGTACCAAAATCTTTAACTGCTCTTTTGATGTATTTACCTGCGCCTAAGTTGTTAGGGTTATCATTAACTGAATAACCTACATAAACTTTTCCATCTACTGTGTTTTCTACTTTAAAGATAGTCATATGTTTAGATTATATAATTTATAATATATATTGGGGCAAGGACTAAAAAACTGGCCCTAAAGCCAGTTTTCTATAAAATATTTAAAAAAGCTATTATACTGCTCCAACATTTTCTTCAACCCAATGATCACAACGATAAGTCATTGATAATTCAGCAGGATCTGGAGTTTCATAGTTTAATTCATCTACAAAATCAGGTTGACCTGTAGGGAATACATCTTTACAAGTAATCTTTCTAAAGATATCACCTGCTCTGTTATATTGTACAATGATCATACTTCCAACATAGTCTTTCTTTAACCCCATTTCACCAGTTAATGGATCATAGATTAATTTGTACCAATTACGGAATGTATTGTAAATGTAATTTTCGTTAGCTTCATTTAAGTTAAGACTAAAGTTAATAGTCAGATCCATAAATGTTTGACCTGGCATACTTGCAAATGATCGGTCAGCGAATTTGTATTTCTGACCTACTGCATCTACAGCTGGGTTTAAGTTATTTAAACCCCCAATAGTTTTAACTTGCTCCAGGACTAAACCCGTATCATCCCCTAATGGTGAAAATACTGTCACCTCGAAAAGGTTAGGCTGAATAGGTTCGTACCTTTGGCTACTGGCCCTTGATTGGGTATAATGTGGTAGTGGCATAGTTTATTTTATTTTTTTTATATATTCTCTTTTAGTTTCCTCTTATTGGAAGTTTCCTGAACTAATAGCTCCTGTTTTCAAAATAGTCGTTCTCTGTACAAGAATTTCCATTCCTCTTACTGGTTCAATGTATGTATCTAAGATACCAACATTTTGATCAATAACTTCTGGTGTGTTATTAGTTTCGTCCATTACGTTTTTATAATCGTAAACACCATCATCATTTTGAACTGTTGATAAGAAGTTATCAGCAAGTGTTTTAATTTCCAATCTAGTTTGAGCTGTATTAAATTCAAATAAATAGTTTTTAAGGATTGCTTCAATTCCATCTTGGATGTAAATTACAACCTCTCTACAGTTAATAGAACTTAATGCAGATTTAGTAGTCTGCTGTGCAGTTTTATTTGCAAAGATTGTTGGCCCAGTTCCACTTTGGAATACAATTGGATTTAATCCAAATGGTTCTAAGTATTCTCTGTCCTCTTTTCCAAGATTAATTTCTAATCCTACAACTCCAGTTCCACCTACAACACCTCGACGAACTCCGGCAACTAATGACCACGGTAATGCGTTTTCATATTTTGCAATAAAGTTATTTGAAACGTATGCAGCTGGTACAACATTTATATTTCTACCTAAATCCCTAACAGTAATGAATGGGTAATAGAATGCTCCCCAACTCGCACCTTGTGTTTGAGATGGTAATGAGTATCTAACAGTAGGATTCAGTGAAAGATTTCCACCTTCAGAAATAAATCTAGATGATAAACCTCCAGTGAGATCTTTAAATGATGGATCCGTATTATCCTTAAAGTCTTTAGCAGAAGGAGCATTTAATATTGCGAATGCATTTTTCCTTGTAGATGCTAATACTGTATAAATTGATTTAGAACCAGATTCAATACCGTTTCCAAATGTATCTACAATATATCTAAAGTTAATTACTTCTCTATTGGTTAATGCTTTAAATAAATTAGTTCCATTTAAAGTACCGTTTAGAATTTCATTTTGTCTTCCATTAGTTCCATTTGGACAATGGGCAGGTGTTAAATTAAAACCATCTAATGTAAATACATTTAAGTAATCTACCCATGCATCAATTGGATAATATAACTCCACCTTTTTAATAGCACCTGCGGTAGTTACTGAAACTTCACTTTGGCATGTTACTAATAATGCAGTTTTACCTGAAGGTATAGTACTGTACTCAGCATTTGTTAAACCGCCTTGTACAACATTAATTCTTGTTAATCGTGAATGCGGTATGCTAACAGATCCTTCAAAGTGTACTAAATAATTTCCAACCTTAACATCAGCAGCATCAGGATTAGTAGATAATATTAATACCTGGTTAGGTTTCAATGCAGTTTCAGAAATTGAATCTGCTATAATATCAATAGAAACATTATTAGCACCTTTAAGTGTTTGGATTCCTAAAGTACCAACGGCATAAGCAGCGGCATCAGAGTTTAAGAATGTACCAGCACCACCTACTGTAAATTGCGCATGTGGTGTTATTGTATCAAATGAATCTTGTTCATAAGGTGTAACTTGAACAGAAGGTAAATAATATTCTGAATCAGATATTGCAATTGTATTACCACCTGTTGTAGGCGAACCAGTATGAATAAATCCATAATCTAATGCGTTAAACACTAAGAATGAAGTATATTGAATTCCAGCCTCTTCATAAACAGCCTCATCACCATCAGTAAGAGTACCATTTGAAAATTGGCTATATAATGTTGAACCGTATCCACCAATAATATTAGAATTTGAAGGATCGGCGAGTGGAAGTTCATCAGTTACAAAACCAAAGTCAGATTCATTAAGATATGTATATGTAGAACCTATTGTACCAAAGTCTGCTATTGTTGAACCAACACCTGACATTACTAATGTTACAGTGTTACCTACAACTTGATGAGATATAACTGGGATATATTTTCCATTAACTAATCCTAAGATATATGTTCCTACTGCTGTTGAACTATTTGCAGACATCGCAGAGAATGCATCAAATAGAGGATCACCTACGACACCTTGTAATTGAATTTGAATATTTGTACTTGATAATGCAACTACAGAAATAGTTTCAGAACCTTGTGATATTACATTCGGTGTACTACCAGTTCCGGCATAACTTAAATCGGAAACAATTGATCCACTATATGATAAGAAGTTAACATCATCTTGGATTGAAGTAGATTGAGTGTATTCGAGGTTATGACCTATTAAATCAATTCCTCCTGCAACACCATCAATTAACGTATCACCATCAAATAGATCTTCATTCACAGCACAGAATAAACCTGTAGATGCTGTATCAGCATTAACAACTTTTTCTACAAAAAGGTTATTACCTAATAGATCTGTAAAGTTAGGAAGTAATGATGCAGTATAAGTTGCAATAACACTAACTTCTGATTCGTTAAAGAATTCAGCAATCTTAGTATCAGTTGCATCAGCATCAAATAATCTTCTTTGTAATCCTTGTGTAGCATCAAAGTAAGTTTGGAATATTGGATCTGATTCAAACCTTTCATAAGGAGTAGCCGAAGCAAAATCCCCACCAAAGTTTCCATCAATTACAAATATATCTACTAAGAAGTCAGATACTAAACTATCTTTATTTAAATAGCCTGGTACATTTGCAGCACCATACCATTCTTCTGCGGTTACGTTAAACCCTGTAGAGTTTGCAGCTGATGATTTTCTTACAATAACTGATAAAGGATTTTGTCCTAAATTAACCATGTCTAATAAATCATTAGTCGTAGTAGAACTAAAGTCTAATTTATTTGCTCCTACATTATCCAAGAATGAATCTGAGTCAGGATAAAAGAATTTATCTCTGTTATAGAAGTTTTGATATTCACCTAAGGCACCAGCATTAGCCTGAACGTCAGGGGTTGATGCTGTACCAAATTTAATATACTCTACCTTATCGGCAGCTGTTAAGTTTAAGAGATTAAGTGCAAGAATAGGTCCTCTTTCCAATGCTGCTAAACAGCTTCTGTGGAAAAACGAATCCTTTCTTTCTAAGTTTCTATCAATATCACCATAAACTTGTTTAAAGAATGCGGTGTCAGGTACAAATACCGGAGTATTAAAAGGTCCTGTTTTAGAGAAACCGACAATTAATCTTGTCTGATTGGCAGGAATACTAACTACTTGAGACTTGTCAAACTCAAATCTGTATGTTCCTGCAGCTTTAATCGAAGCGATTTTCGGATCTAGTGCCATCTTATATTATTTTTTTTATTTGCTTTTTTTATATATCCACTAACCTATAACTTTTTATACCAGGTCATAGATATCGAAATTCAGTTGTCCTCCTTTTGCATCTTGTTCTAAGATAGTATCAATTTTATCTTGAATGCCTTGTTCTGCTACATCATGAATCTCTTCAGCAAAATCGGAAAAATCTAATGTAAAGAAGAATTCAGAACTATTTATACATGTCATTATTAAATCATCATGGCCTAATTGTCCTGCATAAGTACCATTTGGCATTTTACCGAAAGTTGCTGCTTCATATACCGTTTGCTTATCCTTTATAATTATTTTATTCTGAGTTATGTATTTTTTGAAGTTTTGACAAAAAATAGGTTTGTTATCCTTTTTTACCTTTAATCCAAATTGTTTAGTTCTTGCATCTATACGGTGTTTAAATTTAACTACTGCCTCTTCATCAAAATCATTTCTCTGTGGGAATACGGTTTCCATTCTTTTTATTAATTCGCCACCAAACAGATTCCATTCTATAATTAATTTTACATTCTCTGAATGAAAAACATCATAAGTTAAAATATAAAGAGATTTTGCAAACTCTTCAATCGTATGATCATTACTTCTAAATCTGCCCACTTGCCTAATTCTGTAAAAATCAATAAAGCTACCAGGTGAAGTTACCTTCTTCCAATCCTTCTCCTCCATGAGCTCTATTTTAAAAATATTAATAATAGAATAATCTCCACCAGTCCCTTCAGCAATATCAACAGAAAAACACCAATAATTTTCATCCTCTTCAGTATCATCCAAATTAAATTCAGGATCCCATAACAAACCAGAATAATCTACCTGTTCATCTTCAAACTCTACCATTTCTCTATGTACAAATTCTATTTGGTTTGAGGTTAATTTTTTAAGACTATCTGCACCTAATAGCAATGATGAACTAGCTATAAACTGGTTTCCATATTGTCTATTAAATGCTTCTTCACTACCTAGGTTTGCAACTTCTTGTTTCATCCATTTTTCATCTCTCCCTGGTACATCCCACCAATCCACTCTAAAGGGTGTATATTCACTTAGCCCTTTATCTGCAGCAGTATATATGTCATAGAATTTATTGAAGCCATTAGGGGTGCTTGTTATAATAACTTTGGAATTAGCAGATGCAGATACCGTTGGATATACATTTTCATAAAAAGTATTTACAAAATTTGCAGGTATATGAGCAAACTCATCCATGAATAATAAATGAATAGTAAAACCAATTGCTGCTTTCTTCGTGGTAGTTTGGCCTATTATCCTACAACCATTATCAAACTTAGAATTAAATACATCCCATTTAAGAGTACCTGGTTTTAAAAAGAATGGTAAATGTTCTAGTATAGTTTTACCTTTATCAATAATTTCTCTTGTTGTAGCTCCCTTATTTGAAAGTATAAGAGAGTTCTTATCAAAATTAAATAAAGAGTACCAGGCAATAAAAATAGAAGAGCAAATTGTTTTTCCAACTTGCCTACTTGCTAAACATATATTAAATCTTTCTGATTGAAATTGCCTTAACATATCTTCTTGGTAAGGTCTTAATGTAATAGTCTGCAACCCCTCATCGGTCATTACAGTACAATAGGTATTTGCAAAATATACAATATCCTTTGCACACCTTTTAATTTCTTTAAGTTCTTCGGGAGTATAATTAAAAACAATATTACCCTTTCTTAAATTAGGATTGCCTTCATAAAATGGAGTGGTTTGGATTTTATAGCCTTCTTCTATCGCAAACATTAACTGTTCTACTGCTTCACTAGTCCATGAAAAAGATTGTTGGGCTTTCCCAACATTAAAGTCAAATCCTGCGCTAGGTGCTTGTGGTTTCTGTGCCATCTTCTTCTATTACGGCCAAGATACTATTTATATGTAAGATTTCATATTTATTTCCATCCAAAGTATATTCAGTACCCTTTCCTATTGTTTTTATTATCTTATTACCTTTCTTAACTTCTAGATCACCTCCTACTTCTAAAACTAAAGCAATCCTATTATACTTTTCTCCAGGAATAATTAATCCACTTTCAGTTTTTCTTTCGGTCTGGGGAACTTCTTGTGTAAGAATATAATTATTCTTCATTTTCATTTTCATCGCTATCGACATCTTGTATATCTTCTTCGTTAATAGTTTCTTGTAAAGCTCTCATTAAATCTTTTGTCCCTCTTGATTTAATACCACTTTGCTTTTTGGAATTAGTTTCGGTACTACCATGATAAACATCAATATCTCTCGATGTCTTTTTAGCATTTTCTTCAATTGCAACCATATACATAGTTTGGCTTTTAATAATATCTAAAAGAGTCCTCTGTAAATCACTAAGTACCTCAAACATTCTTGGTGATACATCACCTTCGTGGATTGTGTCCATTAATGTAGAAATAGCTATTTCACTATTTTCCATTTGTCGGATTAACATACCTAATGCGTATTCGTCTAATTGAGACTTTGCTTGAATATATTCATGCTCCGCAATAATTTCCTCGCTTAAGTAAAATTTAAGTAAACTGGACATTACCTTTTTAGCTTTTCCTTTAGCTTTAGTTAATGCAACTGCCTGTGTACTTTCTACTCTTACTTTAGGTAATTCAGGTGTTTCATCTAATCCAGGTACCTCGTCTGGTAAATCATTAAGTAAATCACCAATACTATCTCTAAACCTGTCTTTTGAGTTATCTTCCATTAATAAGTTATTTGTAATATATATTCCAGGTTATCTGGCGTCTGTTACATCTTGTAATAATAATTGAGGGGAGGCATTGTCTAAAAGTAAGGTCAGATGTGTATCCTTTACAACGTATTGACTAAGTATTAAGGATTGTAATTCTTCTTCTATAGGCTTTTTCCAAATTCTTATATTTGTTAAATCTGTTTCACAACCTAAAAGTTTCCAAGCCTGATCATCTATCACGGATGTTGGGGTGTAATTTTGAGTTTTATTAAATATTAGATTTAAAGTAGATGTGAATTCTGGATTGACAACACCAGATGTTTCAAGAGTATTATAAACAAATAATCCTAACTGTCTTGCAGTGGAGTTTAAATTAATCACCATAGCATACCATTCACCCTTAATTAATGATTGTGGTAATTCCCATTTATAATAAGTTTCATTTATCTTCATAATAAACCAATTAGGTGTATATGTAAACGAAACATGTTGAGTTGGTGGTAATAAATCATTTTCATAAATCATAAAATTATTAGTTGCCTCCTTATTAAAACTAGGTGAACCTGTTGTAATTATATCATCCACATAAGTTTCATCTATAACAATTGAGTCACCTATTATTTCAATAACTCTACCAATCCCATTATATGATTGGGTTCCTCTTATTTCTACCCAGTCTCCAATGGATATTGCATTACCAAAAGTAGGCAACCCACTAGTATTAAATTGTACCTTTCCACTATTATTTACAATTGATAAGATAAGTACATTATTACCTAATGGTGTTTTATACTGTGGCCTTACCCAAAAGGTGAATGCTCTATCTTCTTCACTATCACCCA